ACAATCCAAATCCAAATACAATCTGTTTTGGTGTTGGTTGTGACGAATCTGTGTATCACCTGTTAAGATGTGATCTAAGAAATCAAGATGCTGCATAGTCATTTCGTAATGAATAACTGAAGTTGAACTGAAGTCATATAAATCATTTAGTCTCAACTGATACTTAACGTCAAACATATTCAATCCACCCTTATCAATAAAGGGGAATACTTTTACAATAGACATAACACTACTTGGAACAGGAATATAATTCTTCTGTTCTTTCCAAACAGCACTAGTTGTTGTGTCAACATCTGTAACTGAAGCTAGTGATGTGTCTGAACGAGCTCTGTCAATATCTGCCTGAGTAATCTGATATTTCAGATACACTCTTTCAATACCATCATAATGATATTGGGAGAAATATTGTAGTGCTTCATCAATTCTGTCTTCTACTTGATCTGGATCAACATTAATCTCAATCACTGGTTTACCAAGTGATCTTAGACAGTATTCTTTAAATGTAGTCCTTGTATTTGGTGATGCCATATTTTTATCCTAGCGCAATGCCCATTGCAATTGCAAATCCTTCTTCTGCACCTTTGTTCGCCACTTCAACTATAGTTCCATCTGCTTTCTTTGTATATATTTTCTGGTCAGCAGAGTTTACTGCAATCTCTCCAGCTTCTAAATCATTAGAAGTTGGAGTTGAAGTAGCAGTTTCCGAGCGTTTTGGTTTAATTGCAATAGACATAATTTTCTCTTATTAATTAAAATGTTCCACCATCAATACTTGCTGCAAAGGAAAGTGTATCAGAAGATGATGTATAAAGTAGAATTCCATCATCACTACCACCACCATCAAGTGCCGATAATGTGTTTGCAGAATTTGCTACTAGAACAGAACCTTTTGCGATACTAGTTAATCCAGTACCACCATATGCGACACCGATTTCTGTACCCTGCCATCCACCAGTTGAGATAGTACCCAAAGTAGTGATAGATGATTGTCCTACATATGTATTCGCAATTGTGAGTGCATTTGCAGATACAGTAATCTTATCTGCTGTTCCCACAACATCAATTGTGTTACCAGTTTTTGTTAAACCAGCACCAGCAGAAATTTGTCCAGCACCAGAGAACTGTTCGAATGTAATCGCATCAGTTCCAAGTGTTGGTGTACCGTTGTGTGATGCAACGTAACCGTTGTCTGCGTTTGCAGTACCTTCTTCAACGAAAGTAAATGCACCGCCTGTAAGTTCTGCAGCATCATCTGCATCTGGCGTTCTTGTAAGAACAAAGGCTTGTGAACCAGAACCAACTGTAGTTACTTTATAGAAACCGTTTTGTGTAGTTGTTGTTTGGTCTTTAACAAGGACTCTATCATCAGAACTAAGTGCAACACCGTCAACTGTAATCTGTCCATTTGAACTTGCAGTAATAGTACCGTTGCCGTTATTGTATGTTCCAGCGAGGTTTGCAGTTGTAGCAACCTTAACTGATTTCTTAACATCAAGTCCATTTGCAACTGCATCAACATATGATTTATTTACAAGTGAGTCTGAACCAAATCCAGAACGTCCCTCATAACCAGAAGGAACTGTTACTGTTGCTGTTCCGTTTGGAGAGAGAACCAAGTCACCATTTGTATCTGTAGTAGAGATGGTGTTTGCATCAACTGTGATATTATCAACGTCAAGAGATGTAATACCATTCAAGTCAGTTTGTGTACCACCAAGTGCGATAGCGTCAGAACCGATTGTTACAGAACTATTAGCAAGTTTTGCATTCGCAATAGAACCAGCAAGTTGTGCGTTTGTTATTGTTCCAACAAGAGATGATGTTGGATAATTTGTTGCATCCGCCAAGTCAAATGCTGGGGTTGCATCAGTAACAGCAGTTTGGAACTGTGCAAGTGTACCAGAAACAGTATTACTTCCTAGTGCAATTGTCTTGTTAGTAAGTGTCTGTGTACCAGCAAGTGTTGAAACAGTAGAGTCGATTGCATATGTAATTTCATTATCAGATACAGTTGTTCCGATACCTGTACCACCAGTGAATGTTAGTGTCTCACCAGTGTTGAAGGTATCATTAGTACCAGAATCAGCAGCAAGAGAAAGTGTCTGTGTCACTGTTCCAAAAGATAACTGTCCAGAGCCGTTTGTTTTCAAAAATTGGTCTGAACTACCGTCTGCTGTTGGTAAGGTAAATTCTACGTTTGCACCCAATGAGTTGGGTGACTTCAGAGAAACATGGTGAGTACCATTGTTTGTTCCCTCTTTAATTTTTATAGAACCACCAGTTGTTGCATGATTACCAACAATGAAGTTATCAACTGCACTGTTACCATCAACAACTAAAGCAGATGATGCAGTCAATGTACCATTTACATGGTCTAGTTTATCATTAAAACTCTTACCACCAATTACCTTTACGGTAGAACCATCACCAATGTAGAATTTTTCATTTCCATGAGTATACGCAAGTTCACCATCAGATAAAGCGCTTGGTGCAGTAGTGCCTGTGGATCTTTTAATTTGTAATGTTAATGCCATTTTTATTTTTCCTATTTAATTCGTTTAAAAACTACCGCCACTCAAAACGAGGTTTCCAGAAGTTGTGTCAAGTTCATTTCTTGCAGTCCACTTTTGTGTAGATGCTCTCCACTGAAGAAGAGAACCATCTTGCAGTGGGAATGTTGTTGTATCAACGTCTGCTGCTTGAGATAAGTTATTTTCAGAAGATCCTGATGCACCTGTATCACCTTTCGGCCCAGGCACTGTCACACGAGTTACTTGTGGTTGATTTCCTTGAGAAACCGAACCAACTACCGTTCTTGATGTATTTACTGTTGCTGTAATCGACATAGTTCTACCTTGATACGCTTGGACTTACAGTTGCAATACCTTCAACAACCCTTGTTTTGCTACCAGAGGCATCTGTTATGACCAAGTCATAAACATACCTTCCGTAGTCAAGAGCTGCGGTTTGCGTGTCTGTCAGTGAGATTGTGATTTGTCCTGTAGTTCTTGGCGAAACAAACGAGGATGCAAATGTAGTTGCGCTTGATGATTCATACGTCTTGCGTACCATACCAAGTGCAGTATAATTTGTTAAATCAAGTGCAGTCCCATTAGAGTCATTGACTGTTACCGTGGTGGTAAAGTCAGAGTCTTGATCTATAAATAAATTTGATATTGTTGCCATCGAACACAGTCTCCTTCTAGTTCTATTTATAAGGATTACGACTTAGATGTTATGACAATAAATAGAGTTTTGTTTTTTTAAAATTCAGACGTTTCTATTTACGCTACTAAATGACCACTAAACGTACTGTATCCACCACCTGATAAGTCTCCTGTTACGTTTGACACCCCATTAACTCCAACAGTGACATAATCGTTTGTGTTCAACTGAATATGGGAACTATGATGTGTTGTAATTTCCACACCAGTGCCACCAGATGTTCCACGCCATGACCAGTTGTCTTTTATCAATCTGTGAGAAGATCCGTTCTTGTAGAATCCCCAATACATAGTATCATCTTGTCCTGTTGTACCGGCGGTTACTGTAAGACTACAACTAAAAAAGTAAACACCATCCACTGGCGCAGTGAACCTGTATGTGCTTGTGCTATAATGACTGCCATTGTTTATATGAACCCCATCAAATTGAAGAGCTCCAGTGTTAGCCCAATCTCTAGTAGTATTCAATATCGCAGTGAAACATGGCTGTACTGGCATTCTAACAGCGCCAGTATTTCCATCTGCAATAAAAATTGTTTGGTTTATATCATCTGCTTCGGCAATCTCAAAAGTTGTGTCTACTTGTACTTGAATACCACCGTTATTCAATCCTGTTCGAGCAAGCTTTGCTGCGTTTCCGCCTTGAACGATGCGTACATTACGACTAGTATTAAAATCAATTACTTCAGTGTTAATTCTTCCAGAGTCGGGTACAGTAATATCTCCATCATTTTGAATGGTAAGAGCAGTTGTATCTAGTGAGGATGAATTAGAAACTCTAAAGTTTATGTTCTGTCCTACAGTACTATGATCAATATAAGATGCACCACCAGCTTTGAAATTTAGATTGTTTTCTGCAAAGCGTGACCCTGATGAACCTACAGTAATTTCTGAACCGTCTACATCCAGTGTTCCATCAATTGTAATGTTTGTATCTAGTTTTGCACTCGTTACTGCACTATCTGCTATTTTTGGAGTCGTTACTGCATCAGCTGAAATTTCAGATACGGTAACAGAGTTTGCTGCTAAATCTTCTGCAGCGATAACATCTACGCCAATCTTGGCAGAATTTACAGCACTATCAGCAACCTTTGCAGTCGTTACGGCATCATCAGCAACCTTTGCAGTCGTTACTGCGGCAGCTTCAATCGCTTCTGTTTTAATTTTTGATATTGGCATCTATTTAATTCCTAATTAATTTCTATGAATCTGTTTCATAACACCCAGCAATTCTTATATTTACAGTTGCAGCATTGTTGACATGACTAGAACTAATGCTCCTATAAGTATTACCAGTATCATTTACTACATAATACAATTGTACCCTGTTTGATGTTGCTATTTGAGCACAA